ATATTTAGTTACAAACTTTGAATCCTTACTTGTAATATTTTCAGTAGGTATTTTATGGAATCTATTGTAAAAATTATTATTAGTATAATAGGCATTTACATAAGTGTAATAAACTGCTTTTGGAACTCCGAAATTCAAATCCAAAGTAGGGTTAAATGGGTCGTCTGTATGCCCGGCATATAAATATTGATTTGTTACTAAATCAGTATCAAATGAATCAGTATATGTAAATGAACCGGGAGCTGTTTTATATCCTCCACAATATAACCATCTAATATTCTGAGCTATTGGCTTATATGTATTGTTTTCAAAAGAGTAAATTCTAGGAATTGCCACTCCCATATAATAATTAGCCACATTAGGAGTAGGACTAAATATTATTTCATTTACTTTGTCATCTTTTAGAAAGTCATTATCTACATTTATTATCTCAGTACCAAATGGCTCTTGATATGTCTTTTGGTATAAGTCATTATAATAATCTGAATCCGATTTATAACGCCAGATATATCTTTTACCCTCCAATAAATTTGGGTTGATACTTTGGTCTTTATCTAAATCAGTTCTATTTTCTAAGTTTATAATATCTCCATTATAAAAATCAGAATAGCTCTCAATATATAAGTGTTTAGGATTTGTTTTATCTGGTTCTATTTGTAAATTCAATGCTTGTATAACTGATTTAACAAAATCCCTTTGTTTTATTTTAACAGGTAAAGCATGATTCATTAACATGGTTTGTCCTGTAGTTATATTTTTTGAAGTCAATAATCCATAGAATTGAGTGCCTTCAAAACCTGAACCGTTATAATTAGCCCAATAAACATCCCAAGTTCCTGTACCAACCATAATATTATGACCTAATGAATCATAATAAAGAACTACCGGCATTTGGTTTAATTCGATAGTATGCCTTAATTTAGTACCTGCTGCTAATGAAACCTCACCACTAGCATAACTTTGTATGAAATTGCTATTAAATCTAGTGTCTTGAATACCACCATTACCCCATTCATAAATGACCGCACATAACTCATTCCATGTAGCACCTCCATCTGTTGAAAATTCAGTCATTGACTTTATTTTTAAACCAACAAATTTTGCATAAGCTACAACCGGGTTTGTATGAGTAAAAATAAAACTTAAATCATGTACCGCTGCTATATTATATCTACCATTATTATTTAATGTTACAATATAATTAGTGTTATTATATTGACCACCTAAATCAAAAAATGGAGGTTGAGTAATATACCCATCTAAAGGAACTATATACTTTGTAGCACTTTGAATATTTATTGGACAATAACCACCTGTCCCGGTATTTGCTCCTAAATAAAACTGACTATTATTTATTTGACTTGAATCTAATGGAACATTAATAATGTTTGGCAGCATTACATACTTCTTAAATTCAGCACTATCTATTATAGAACTTGAATAAGTATAACCAGCCATTTCAAAAATCTTATTCCAATATTCCCAAAATGATAAACATGGAATAAAATCCTCAACATCAAAAGTATCATCACTTCCACCATTTGTGCCTCTATCTACAAAAGGATATAAAACACCTAATCCAGTTCCTACATTTGCATTGTTTAAAGATATTTGAGTTGCTCTATCGTATGTATGATCGTACGCACTAAAATCTAAATCATTAGCTGAATCAGCATTACCGGTAATGTATTTATCTCCGATATCTAAAAATAATGAACCCCCCTCTCCTATTATCGAACACTCATATATAATGTTCCCATCAGGTTTTAATACTATTTTTATTAATTGTAAGCTCCCGGTAAAATTCAATAATTCATTTACATAATAACTGCAAGGTGTTTTTTTGTTCTTATTGAAGTATTGAGTTTTAATGTTTACCTCAAATATGTTTTCAAATATTTTATTTATCTCATTTGTAGCATATATGTTAATTGTCTTACTAAATGAAGCATTACGTTTATCAGGCTCTCTAACATCAGATAATACGAAATCAATTGAAACTGGTATGTTTTCAGCTAGTGCAATGTCAACACCTTGTATTATTAATTTTGTACTTACCATTATAAGCCTCTTTGTCTAGTTTCTTGAATTGAATACTCGCAAGTAATTGAAAAAGGTATTAAAGGATCAATAAATCCATTTCCAATTTCGTAATTTGAATTTTTAACCCTTACAGATAAATACCTATTCTTTTTATAGTCTTTTAAATAAACAACCGGGCTATCAAATAAATCTTCTAACTTTTCAGCTTGAGATGGTGTAATCCAATTAGCATTTAATAATATTTGCTTAGTTGTTTGAGTTGAAACTGTGTATAGTTCAGAATCGTAAATATTACTACCATAAACACCTGATGTTATTTTATTAGGTCTTTGTCTTACGGTGTTAACTTGTTTATCTACTGTTTTTTGACTTACTTTTTCAAAATCCATGTAATTCATTTTACCCTCACGAGTTAAATAGAATACACCATAATCTACATAATCAGTTTCAATGTCTTTAAAGTATAGTTGGGTAGTATATAGAACTGTTGAACCGTTTTTAATTTCAACTACAATACTCCAATTATTTAAAGGTGTTATTAATCCTAATGTTAATAAGCTATTATATCCTACATCAATATAATGTATTAAACTATTAGATGTATCTAGTGTAATATCAACACTATCAATAACATCATTTATATCATCTTTTAAAATTAAAGTTACCTTAGTTGCATTGTTTCTAAAAAAGTGTATAAAATAATCTCCTGATTCTGTATTAATATAAGGATACGGGTTTGGATCATCCGACAAAGGAATTATATCAGTTCCATTTATTACATACGCTGTATAATCAAATGTTGCAAAATCTTCTTTTTTAAGACAAGCATCCCAAATTGTATAATTGTAAGTGTAAGTACTCTGAATTGCCCCAGAATAATATTCTTTAATCTTTACCTGAACTGTAGCAGCTTTTCCAGTTGCTAATCCATAACTACCTGATTGATATAACTTAGGATTAAAATACGAACGGCTTATATAGTTTTTAGTCCATTCCTGAACATCATAAACCAAATATCCATCAGGTCGCTGTAATATATCATAAGTCTCAACTACTCCACTAGCATTACATTCTACTGTAACAATATACTTAAAATCTGTTACAGCTATTTGATCTGACAAAGCAGTAAAAAATTGCTCGTTATAAGCAGGTGTATATAATTGAGGTGTTTGACTTACTGTTAATGCCATTTATTTAAATGTGTTTGATAATTCTATTTTAATGTCAGTTTTAATAACCTCTTTTAGTTTAGTTTCAAGTTGTTCAAGTCTGCCATCTTTCATTACTTCTTTAAAAAAGTTATTACCATCGAATCCATGTTTTTTTAATTTACGAGCGACTAAAAACGAAATAGCTTTTGCGGCCCTATCAAATGGCATCTTTTTTAAATCTTTTTTAATCTTTCTTTTACTTTTTGACTGTCTACCTAATCTAGTTTCTAAATCCTTTTTTCTTAATGATTCTGCTATACCTTGCTTCTTAGCCCAATCTTCTAAACTCTTTTGACCTTTTTCACTAACTGGAGCGGCTTTACGTCCTGAATCAACTACCTCTCCATAATCTGCCATAGATAAAATTAACGTTGTAGAAGTGGTTGAGTTATTAAATGAAAACTTTATTGAGTTTGCTAAATCACTACTGCTATTTCTTCTAGTTCCATATTTAGAAGCTTTTTGACTTAATTTTGATTTTAAAGAACTCTGTAAAGCAGGTACGGTATCTTTACCAAATTCGGTTAATACCTTAACTATATTATCACTTACCGACATTTTCGTACTTTGCTTTATCTTTCAAATAACTTAACTTATTATAGTACCGTATAACGTTCCACTTCCATACCTCATCTTCATTAACTAATGAATCTTTAACTACTTCGCTAAACCAATATTCAAACCCCCATCTTTCAAAAAAGTCTGAAACTCCAGATCTCTCATCATCTCTTTTATTGCTTTTTCGCTTTCCGCCAAAGAGGTTTGTATAATCATCTTGTAACTTTTGTAACAATTTGAATAAAAAAAAACAGCCCCTAAAACATCTTCTAGTTTTGCTTTTTTAAATAGCTCAACATTTTCATGATGATTATTTTCAATATACTTAAATTCATTACCAACATTTTCATAGTGGCATAAAGCAATTATCTCAGGTAAACAATTGAAATAATTATTGTTATTCAGTTTAATAAATTCATGTATATCTCTATGTTGAGAGATTGAATATCCTGAAATCTTATCTATGAATTTAAATTCCTTATTACCTAACTTAATGCTTTCTTTAATTGGCATTACGTTAATTTCAGAGGATAAGAATAAAGCATGAGCTAATGTATCATAGACCTCTTTTGGAGTTAATGATTCAATATACTCTACTGATTTATTAGATAAAATGGCTAATCTATGACAAGCCTTATCTATACTATCTAGCTCAGTAGTTTTTAATGCTTCAAGTTTTTGAAACTGCTCAACTGTTAAATCTTCGTATTTTCTAGGTATATCCATTATAAGAATAACCCTAAAAAATCAGATTTTACACTAATAAGCTATGAAAGTTGACTTTTTAAGTCTATTTAATGCCGGATATCTTAAGATACCATCAATAGCATGGTTATTTTTATCTATTGGTTCGCCTGTAGGTTTACCTGTTTTATCGGTTTCCCAAATGTAAGTTTCTAATTCTTTAATCAAATTAACACTTCTTTTAGTTACATTTATTGTAAATGACTGTAAAGTGTCTATTGAATTTCTAATACTATCAGCTCCTTTTTTAGCCCCCTCAATCCTAAAGCCTGCCCTTTTTATATCTTCTATTGATTTAGGCTCTGAACTATCTGCTACTATCATTTGTAAAGGTGAAACACCTAATAATTTAAACTTTGAAATTAAATCACTATTTGTTAATCCTGTAGAATAAATTAACTCATCCACATATAATTCGCCATTACATTTATACATAGCCCCAAAAGCTGTAGCATCATTTGAGAAACCCCAGTCTAAACCATAACTTATAAATTCAGCATCTTTTGGTATTGATTCGCATATTTTCCAATTATTAAATACAACACCATCTAATTGCCCTACCATACCCAAACCATACACTTTCCATTTATTAGCCCAGTATTTAGATTTAATATTGCTTTCTTTAAACAATTCATCGAATGGCAAATCTTTATTATTAAATCCTTTTTCTTTATATTCTAAAATAGCTTTAACCTCAGATTCTGGTAGGTATTCGTTATCTTCAAATGTTAAAGTAATGAAATTGTTTTTATTAATAAACTCATCTCCCCAAAATAACTTATCCGGGTTATAATCTATAATAGTTAATTTAGCACGGCTTATAAACTGTATAGCTGTTTCAATATCCATTTTATCAGCTTCGTTTATATACAGGATATCACGCCTAAAACCTTTACCGACATCTGTAACATCAGCTCCTAGAAAATCTAAATAGCTATCATTTGGATATTCGTGTTTGCTTTCTGATTTATTGAAATCATCTTCAGAATTAATTACACCCCAATCTTTGCAAATCTTTTTATAATCACGTATTACTGTACGTTTCATTTTAGATAGCTCCGAACTTAAAACGGTAGCTTCTTTTTCAGATGATAATAAGGATTGAATGATTAACTCAAGTATGGAGATTGTTTTAGAAGCTCCCTGACCTCCACGTATTACAAATACATTCTCATTAGGATTACTTTGTATTAAATCTAATATCCTAAAATAA